CGTGGTGGCTTCCGTCAGCGAAGACAGGCCCTCCATGCTGGTGCCGCCCAGAATCTGCTGCACCACGCCCGTGGTGGGCGCCATGTTGGCCAGGGTGTTGAGGTTGGCGAGGGTGTTGCCCATTGGCGCCTGCACGTCGAGCATTCCACGTAGATCAGCGATGGCCGGCGCCATGTTGGCCACCGTTTCCAGGCTCCCGCCATTCGCCTCCAGGAACCTGCCCACGGGCGCGAACGCGTCGGCCAGCGTCAGCAGTTGCGACAGCCGCTGGCGGCCTTGCTCGTTGCTGACATCGGTGCCTTCCACCAGGCGGCGGAAGTCGGCGCGGGTGAAGATTTCGGCATTGATGCCAAGGCTTGCCAGTTGTTCACGCACCTGGCGGGCCTGGATGCCGGCCAGCTCGGCTTCCTCGTAGTAGTTGGCCGCAAAGCTCTGCGTCTTGTTGGCGAAGGCTTCTATGCCGCCGGCAAGGTCAATCAGGTGCTGGCGCGCATCACCGCTCAGGTTTGCCACGCGAGAGAACACGCCGCCAAACTCGTTGACGGTCCGTGCAAAGCGCTGCAGGCCGGCGGCCATGCTTTCCACGGCGGTCTGCACCTTGCTGTTGATTTCCTCAAGATAGCGGCCCACCGGGGCGAAGGCGTCGGCCAGCGTCAGCAGTTGCGACAGGCGCTGGCGGCCTTGCTCGTTGCTGACATCTGTGCCTTCGACAAGGCGCCGGAAGTCCGCTCGGCTGGAAACCTCCGTGTTGATGCCCATTCGGGCGAGCTGGTCCCGCACCTGGCGGGCCTGGATGCCGGCCAGCTCGGCTTCCTCGTAGTAGTTGGCCGCGAAGCTCTGCGTCTTGGCCACAAACGCTTCCATGCCGCCGGCGAAGCCCAGGAGCTGCTCACGCGCATCCACGCTCAGGTTGGCCACGCGGCTGAAGACCCCGCCGAACTCGTTGATGGCCTCGCTGAATTTCTGCAGGCCGGCCAGGCGTTGCAGGGTGTCAGAGATGGCTTCCCCGGCCCGCTGGAACGGCGCAAGCTGGCCCTGGAAGGTGTTGGCCAGGTCTGCGGCGTAGCGGGTGAAGAGGGCCTGGATTTCGGCCTGGTCTTTGGTGGCGTCGCCCGTCAGCTTGACCTTGAACTGCGTGGTGACGCTGCTGAGCGCATCGCCCGGCAGTTTCAGGGCCTGGGCCCAGGCGCGCGTGCTGTCCAGCACGCCCATGGCGCCGGCCGTGAGGGCGGCAGAGGTTTCGTCGCCCAGGGCGCTGAAGTTGGTGCCGCTGCGGTTGCTGCGGAACCAGCCGCCTTTCTGGAACCAGTCCGCGAAGGATTGGCCGGTGGCCGCGCCACCGCTGAGCGAGCCCTGGATGCCGCTGTCGCGCATTTCCGGGGCTTTGCGGCCGAAGGCGCGGTTTACCAGGCCGCCCACCAGGCCGGCGATGGGGCCGATGCCGGGGATGGCGCTGGCGATGCCGGCGATGGTGTTGACGGCGCCGCCGGCGCTGTAGCCGCCGGACAGGCCCTTGCTCAAGCCGTAGCCCAGGAAGCCATTGCCCAGCATGCCCAGGCCGGAGCCGAGCATGCTGCCCATGCCCGTGGGGCCGGCCACCAGGTTGCCGCCGATGTTCTGCACCGTGGAAAGGCCCAGCGCCTGGCCCACGGTGCTGTTCATGATCTGCATGGCCAGCGTGTTGACGACGCTGCCGTTCAGCAAGGTGGAAGCCGCGCCCAGCAGCCCACCGATGCCACCCACGCCGGCCATGCCCCCCGCACCGGCCGCGCCCGTGCCCGCAGAGGCGGCGCCAGAGAACCCCATGGCACCGGCAAAGGCCCCGGCGATCGGGTTGACGATGGCCTGAATGACGGGGCGCAGCACCATGCTGCGGAACAAGCCCTTGATGTACTCCCAGGCCGACTTGCCGCCCTGCATCAGGGCGTCGGAGAGGGATTGGCCGATCTGGTCGGTGGTGCGGCGCCACTCGTCTTCGATCTTTCGGGTTTGCTCGATGCTGTCGCGCACGGTTTCCCGGTTGACGATGGCCTCGCGCACGCTCTTGGCGTATTCGTCGTATTCGTAGGTGCCGGCCTTGACGCCGCGGGCCTCAGCCGCCAGCAGGGCGATGGTGACTTCGCGCTCCACGTTGCTCATCTGCAGCATGAGGGTTTCGCGGTCGATGGCCTCGATGAGGCCCTGCGAGGTCTTCAGGCGCTGGGTGTCGATGATTTCCTGCGCGTCCTGGTCTTTCAGGGCGCTGCGGCGGGCCATGATTTCGCGGTCTGCGGCTTCCACGGTGGCCGTGGCCAGGGCCTGGCGCACGCTGATGCGCTCACGAATGGCGGCGGCCTGGGCCTTGAGGGAGTCGTACTCTTTGGCGTCCAGGTTGCGGTCCATCGCGCGGATGGCCTGGGTTTCCAGCAGCACGGCCTGCTCTTCTTCGCGGGCGCTGATGATGTCTTGGAAGGCCTGCTTGCCCAGCACCATCTGTGCCACCTGCTCGGCCAGGGTCTGGTTTTCCTTGACTAGCTTTTCCGCGCTGGCGCTCAGGGTTTCCAGGTACTTCTCACGCACCTTGACGGCTTCGCCCGTGGCCTTGGCTTCGTCGCTCAGGCCTTCGCTGCCACCCTTGCCGGCGTATGAGGCGCGAATGGCGGCAATGCGGCGCTCCACCTCGGCCTGGGCGATCTTGCCTTCCAGGCCCAGGCGCTGGGCCTCAGTGATCTCCTTCTGCATCTTCTGCTGGTCACTGAGGTACTGGCTGCCCTTCTTGTCCCACTCGGCGCGGGCCTTCACCATGGCGGCGCGCTCAGCGTCCAGCGTGATGCCGCGGGCTTGCAGGCGCACCTGCTCTTGCAGCAAGGCTTCTTGCAGGCGCAGGGCGTCGATGGCGGGCTGATAGGCGCCCCGGTTGTCGCTGCGAGCTGAGGCCTGCGCAGACGTGCGCGCGGCGAGCTGGTCGCGCACGGTCTTAAGCTGCTTTTCGACGCTGTCTTCACGGCCCAGGCCCAGCATGGCATCCCAGGCTTTCTTGGCGTTGTCCGCCACAAAGCGCCAGCCCTTCTCAACGTAGCCGAGTTGCTCTTCCAGCGTTTTCGCGCTCGCCTTTGTCTTGGCCAGCGCGGCTTCCGTGGCCACGGCGCCTGCCTCGGCGGTGCGTCCCTGGGCCTCCAGGGCCTTCACTTGCTCGTAGACGCTCAGCGTGAGGAAGCGCGTGCTCTCGTTGAGCTTGATGGATGCAGTCAGCGGATCTTTGGCCAGGGCGGCGAACTGCTTGGCGGTTTCCTCAGCAGCAGGCCCGCCCGCGCGCTCCAACTCAATGGCGGCTTGGGCCACGCGCTCCAATGAACTGGCGGCGATGTCGCCACTGGCAGCCATGGCAGCCAGGACTTCAGCGGCCCGGCCCTGAGTGCCGGCCACGGCACTGATGCGCGCAGCCATCTGGTCCAGCGCGCCAGCCGTGGTGCCCGCAGCGTTGCCGCTGAGCGTGAGGGCCTTGACATAGGCGTCCATCTCACGCGAGCCCATGAACGCGGCCAGGCTCACCGTGCCAATGGCAGCGGCGGCCACCGTCAGCGGGTTGATGAGCGTGCGCAGGTAGCCGGTGACGCCCTGGATGGCCTGGCCGATGCCGCCGTAGGAATCCTTGATCTGGCCGCCCTGCTGGATGAAGACCATCCACGCCGGCATGCCGCTGGCCAGGCTGGTGACCACATCGGTCATCTGCATGGCAAGCTGGCGGTTGGCCTGGCGCAGCAGGTTGGCTTCCACGCGGGCGTCGCGGGTTTGCTGGGTGTACTGCGCCATGGCCTGGCTGACGCTGCCAATGCCGGCCGTGCTGCCCCCAAGCTGCTGGAAAGCATCGGCCACGCGCACGGTCTGCGCGTCCACCGCGCCCATGGCCTGCTCGACCTTGACAAGCTGCGCCTGGATGGCCTCAGCGCCCGTGACGCCCAGCTTGAAACCAATGTCGCTGCCGCTCATGCGCGCACCGCCCTACCGGGCGCTCCTGTCACTGGCCTTGCGCTGGCGGCGCCATTCCGCAAGGGTTTCGTCCTCAAGGATCTGCAGCTCGGCCAGCACTTCGGGCACCCGGGGGCGCTGCACCAGGCGGCGCATGCGGATGAGGCTCTCGATGCCGGCGTAGTCCAGGCCCGTGGGGCCGTCGAAGCCCACGCGCCACTGCGTGCGGCACGCGGCGAAGACGCCCAGCACTTCTTCGTGCTCGGGCCAGAGGAAAAACAGCGGCTGCCGGCGCGTTGACGCTTGATCCACGGCCACAAGGCCGAAGGCGGCCAGCGCCGCGGCGGTTTCGTCGTCAGCGTTGGCGGGGTCTTCGTCATCGGATTCGGGCGGCGCGTCGTCATCTTTTCCTCGGACCAGCTCACCACGGGCAAGCAGGCGCGCCGCCTCCCTCAGTTTTTTTCCTTGCCCTTGACGCCGCAGGCCTCGATGTAGGCTCGGAAGATCAGCCCGGACATGCCCACGATGTTGAGCAGCGAGGCCAAGGCCGTGGGGGTGAAGGGCAGATCGTTGCCGGCGTCGTCTTGCACGGTGTACCAGTCCTTCACCACGCCGGTGAGGAACTCGGGCACGGTGCGCTCTTCGCTTTCCAACTCGGCCTTGAGTTCGTCAGCCGGCAGGCGCTTGCAGACGAGCGTGAAGCTGAAGGGCTGCCCGCCCCGCCCGTTTGCATCGGGCAGGCGGCCGGCCACGGGCACGGTGATGGTGTCGGAGATGACCAGGCGGAATGCCATGTGCGCGCCCCCGGTTTACAGGCACACGAGCCGCAGCTCGTCATTGCCCGCGCTGGTGGGAGTGAAGCGCAGGCTCTGGCCGATGTGCACGTCGCCTTCGTACTCTTGATCGGTGGGGTCAATCCGCTGCACTTGGGGCGCGTGCAGGACGATGCCCACGCCGGCACCGGTGCTGTGCGTGAAGCCCAGCGTGGTGTTGGTGTTGCTGTTGATGTCGGTGAGGAAGGACACCTCTTGCGCGGGCGTGAGGTCCAGCTGCATGCTGCCCTGGACGTTGCGGTCACTGATCTGCACGGCCTGGCCGCCCAGCAGGGCCTTGCGGCTGACGGTGTTCTGCAGGTTGATGCTGAGGCCCCGGCTGGGGTAGGTGGTGCCGCCCGTCAGCACGCCTGCGGCGTAGGTGGCGCCGAGGTTGATGTCCCCGGTGTTCACGTCCGACACCACCTGGGGCGCGCGGAAGGCGGTGAGCGTGACCGTGGGGTCTGCCGTGGCGGTGCGGCCACCGTCCAGGCCCACCATGGAAAAGCGCAGCATGGGCGCGGCGCCTTCGTTGAGCATGATTTCCACGTTGCCCATGCAGCCCAGGGCCACGCGGCGCACGCCGTCCAGGTGGTAGTAGATGGTGACGCTGGAGAAGCTGGCCGAGACGGGCGTGTATTCCACGCGGGCCGGCACGGTCAACAAGGCTTCAGCCATGCCGCAGGCGCGCAGCACAGGGCCCCAGGCGGGGGCGGTGCCGGCGGTGCCGCTGTTGGCCAGCTCGATCTCGAAGTTGATTTCGACGAAGCGCGTGCCGGCAAGCTGGCCGCTGCCGCCGAAGTACGGGCGGATGAAGTTGCGCTCGACGTTGTTGTACGCCAAATTGAAGCTGGCGTTGGACACCAGCATGGCGTTGGCCGCGCCAGTGGGCACGCTGTCAACACCGTAGGTGACTTCGGTTTTGACCAGGATGGCGGTTTTGCGAATCAGGCGGGGCATGGTGCTTATTCCTCAGCGGCGGGGTTGGGGGCGGCGGCGGGCGCGGGGGCGGCATCCACCTCGGGCAGTGGCTGCCATTGGCCATCGGCCCACGTCCAGCGGCCGCCTGCGGGCGGGGTGCCCACCGGGGTGGTGGACGGCGCAGCGGCGGCGGTGTCAGGGGCGGCGGTCTTGGTCATGGGTTACGTCCAGGCGGCCAGCGTGGTGCTGGTGGTGCGGTGGTTGACGGTGAGGTTGATGACGGCGGCGACTACGGCCGTTTCGCCGTCGTCGAGCTGCCAGTCGATGGCGGGCTGCATGCGCACGTCAATGGCGCCCAGGCCGGCCGGGTTGGCGGTGGACAGGCGCTGCCATACGGCCTCCAGCAGGGCGTCCACGGCGGCCATGGGGTCAGCGGTGCCGCTGGCGGCGCGGGCCAGGCACTCCACCTGCACCTGCGTCATCCAGTCATACGGCCCGCCCAGGATCTGCGGCGTGTTGGCGCGAGACTGCACCAGGCGCACCACCACGGCCTCTGTGGTGGCCGCAGAGACCGGGCGCGTGGTGTTGACCTTGACGTTGCCGCCGGCCACCGCAGGCGCGGCCACCAGCGCGGCGACGATGGCGGACTGGATGGCGAGGTGGGCGCTCATGGCTATGCGCGCTCCAGCATCAGCAGGCTCAGGCCCGTGCCGTCAGGCTCGTGCGCGGCGATGAGGTAGTTCACGGCGCCCACCACCGCCGTCTGGCCCACGGGGTCAGCCGCCACGTCAGCGGTGCGCAGGCGCAGCGTGGGCTGCGTGCCGGCCATGCCGATGCCCACCGAGCCCAGCGCGAACCCGTTGTCGAACACCGCCTGCACGCTTTGGCCGGCCACCGTCACCGCCTGGCCCAGGGCCTGGAGGGTGACGGTGTTGCAGGTGTCCAGCGCGGTGGCGAAGGTCATGGCGGGCCGGGGCGGGCTTGCGGGGGTTCAGGCGCGGGCTGCAGGGCCAGCTACGGCGTCAGGTGCCCGCTGCCAGGAAGCGGCCCAGCTTGATCTGCACCGTGGGGCTGGGGTTGACGGCGGCGGACACGGCAACGCCCACGCACACCTGGCCGGCGCTGGTCGTGTTGACCACGCTGCCCGCGGCGTTCCAGAACAGGCGGTCGCCCACGCTGATGGCCAGGGCGCTGGTCTTGGCGATTTCGATCACGCCCTCGGTGATGAACTCACCGGGCGTGTTGGCTGCCACGGGGGAAAGCGCCACACCGAACAGGCCGGCGCCGAACATGAAACCAGCCCCGGCCGCCACGGCAGAGGTAGGGGTGAGGGTGAGGACTTCGCCCTCTTTGATGAAGTTGCGCATGGTGCAGATTCCTTGTGATGTGTGGGGGGCGGGGCAGGTTGATGCGGTGCCCCGGTGCCGCTGGTTCAGGGCGGCGCCGGGGCGGTGGATCAGCCGGCGTTGGTGATGGCGCCGCGGAAGTCCACCCCGGCAATGCCGAAGTCCAGGCGCACCTTCCAGCGCGCGCCGTCCACGGTGAAGCCGTTTTCCAGTTCGAGGTACGGGGTGTCGTTGCCGTCCAGGAAGGCCACTTCCAGCACCGGCGCCTCGGCGGGGTCAGCGAACAGGTAGCGGCGCGTGCCCGTCAGGCGGGGCGTGTCCACGATGTCGCGGAACAGGCCGCGCACCTGGTTGGGGCGCTGCAGACGGTTGGCGGTGTCGGGGTCGTACTGCGCGTCATTGATGACGCGGGCGTTGCCGCCCTGGGCGATGGGCACCACCAGCACGGCGGGGCGCAGATCCAGGAAGTCATTGGCGCCCACATCAAGCTGGCTGGCCATGGCCACGCGGTCCGCATCCAGCGCCACAACGCTGATCGCAGCCGTGGTGGTGATGTTGTTGCGCGAGGCATGGAACAGCGTGAGGCCGTCGGTGAGCGTGGGGCCGAGGCCGCCGTTCGAGCGCAGCACGGTGTAGACATCGGCCTCCACCGTGCGGCGCGCGGCGCGGCCCAGGCTGTTGGCCAAGCCGACAAAGGCGCCCAGGTCATCATTCACGATGGCTTGGCGGCTCAGGTTGATGATGTTGCCCTTGGTGATGGCGGTGATGCTGGCCTTCTCACCGTCAGGAATGGCCCGGTATCCGAACTCGCCCAGCTCGTTGACGGTTTCCAGGTTGCCCAGGCTGCCGACGCGGTAACGCGGCTGGGCGCGGAAGTCACTGACGCTGCCCCGGGCGCAGAAGCGGCTCCAGGTGTCGGGCGCCACGGCGTAGGCCGTCTGCAGCGTCTTGTTCATGGTGTTTTCCAGCAGGATCGGGAAGTCGCTGGTGCCTTGCGTGAAGGCAGCGGCCACGATCTGCATCTTGTCCATGCCGTCCGTCTTGATACCTGCCGTCTTCAGGCTGGCGCGGGCCACATCCAGCAGCGTGGAGCCGCGGAACGGGCTGCCGGCCACGGACTTGCGCATGTCCTCCGTGCCCACACCGGCACGCACCATGAGCGAGGCCACGATGCCGGCGCGGCGCTTGTCGGTCTCATCGGTGACGGTGACCACATGCCCGGCCACGGGCGTGGTGTCCTTGCCCAGGTGGGCCAGCAGCTTCAGGCCAGCGGCTTCAGCGGTGATGTTGCTGTCTTCCTCGCAGGCGGTCTGCAGGGCGGGCACGCCGTCACGGTCTGCGTGCTTGGCGAACACGGCGCGAATCTCACCGCGGCGCGCTTTGTCGGCGGCCAGGGTTTGCGCGGCGATGGCGGCGGCGGCTTCAGGGGTGGCGGGGTTCTGCGTGTGGGCAGCAGCCGCCGGGGTGACGGAATTCGTCATGGGAGGGTTCTCCAGGGTGGTTGCGGCGGCTGCCGCGGAAGTGGCCTGCTGCGCCTGGTGGGGCGCGGCGGGCGTGCTGGGGGCGCGTGCGGCCAGCAGGGCGGCCGGCACATCGCGGAAACGGGAAAGGTCTGCCGGGGCGGCCCCCGATGCGGCCAGGGGCAGCGCGGCCACCACCGTGTCCACAAAGCCCATGGCCTGGGCTTCGGCGGCGGTGTACCAATGGTCTTTGCCGTCCGTCAGCAGGGCGAGCATTTCCTCCTGCGGGCGCTTGCTCTTGCTGGCGTAGCTGGTGGCCATGGCGTTGGCCCAGGTGTCCAGCACATCGGCCTGCTCGCGCAGATCGGCGCTGTTGCCGGCCATGTACGTCCACGGCGCGTGAATCATCATGGTCGCGTTATCGGCCATCTCCACCGTGTCACCGGCCAGGGCGATCAGGCTGGCGATGGACAGGGCCATGCCGTCCACCACCGTGGTGGTCTGCGCCTTGTGGCGCTTGATGGCGTTGTGGATGGCGATGCCATCGGGCACGCTGCCACCGATGCTGTTGATGCGGATGGTGATGTGCGCGGCGTCCAGCGCGTTCAGGTCGCGCACGAAGTTGGCGGCGCTGACGCTCTCGGAATACCAGCTTTCGCCGATATCGCCGTAGATGAAGATTTCAGCGGCGCTCTGCACCCCTTGAGCCGCAGCGGCAGAAGCAGCAGCGGAACCAGGGTTGAGACGGCGGATGCTGTACCAGGCGGGGGCTTGCGGGGCTGCACTCATGCTGCGCAGTTTGCGCAGGGTGCAGTCTCATTTCTACCCCAGAAGTGAGACTAAATGCGGGGGCCGTTGCCGGCGCGGTTTCTGGGCCCGTGGCTCAGTGATTGAGCCAGAGCACCAGCTCGGCCTCACGCCTGCGGCGGGGGCGGCGCGGGATGGGCAAGGCGGGCTCTGCCTCACGCGGCAGGGCGGGGAAGATGCCGGGGCGGCGGCGCTGGCGGTCGCTGCGGCTGGTGCCTGCGCGCTGGGGTGGAGCCACGGCCGGGGTTCCCCCCTCCACCACGCCCGTGGCGCTGAAGGTGTCGGCGCCAGACTCGACGGCCGACAGGGTGCCGGTGATGACGCCGGGCCCTGCCCCGCCGGATTGGAGCAGGGTGAGGAACATGGCTTAGGGCAGCAGTGTCTTGAGCTGAGCCAGGGTGGCTTCAGCCTGCGCGATCTGGGTGTCAAGCGACGCCAGTTGTGCAGCGTCACCCAGGTTGGAAGCGGATGTGCGCAGTTGGCTGAAGTAAGCCAGACGCCTGGACACCAGCTCAATCAGCTCTTGAATAGTCATATCACACCACCTGTAGACGCAGCATCACGCTGCTGGTGTTGAGGGCCATGTAGATATAGTCGATCTCGGTTGCGCCGTCGCGGTAGGTCACGTCGAATGCGGTGTCGCCCAGCACGGCCGCGCCCTGGGTGTAGGTCATGGTGCTCCATGGCAGCATGGCGACCTGGGCCAGGTCATATGCGAACCAGCGGCCGGTGGCTTCCTTCTGGATGTAGATGCGGTCTTTGCAGTACGCATACTTCGTGCCCGTGGTGAACGTTTCCGTGGCGGGCGCGTAGGTCTGAGCGATCCAGGTGTTGGCGGCGATGTCGTAGACGTCAAGCGCTGCGGTGCCGTTGCCGCGGAAGCTGTAGATGAAGCGGCCGTTGCGGATGGCGGACTCGTTGCTCCAGTCTGCGGCGCTGACACCATGAATCCAGCTTGCCCCGGCGCCCAGGCCCGGGGCGCCTGCGCGGGCGACACCAGGGGCCAGGGTGGTCCAGGTGTTGCCTGCGATGCTGTAGCGGTACAGCGTGACGGCGTTGTTGCCCAGGTAGTACAGAAAATCGTCGTTGCCTTCCAGGCTGTACTGGCTGGTGGCATCGGGCGTGACCGTCCAGGTGGGCACAGTCAACGTGGTTCCGTTGTTGCTGGTCACGGTGCGGATCTGGCCCGCGCCCGTGCCTGCGCTGATGCGCACCTGGTAGTTGGCCCACTGGTTCACGGCCCACGTCTTGGCGCTGTTCACCAGCGTGGTGGTGGTGGCAGAGGTGGCGGTGCCGGTGGCGAAGCTCTTGAACCCGGTGTCGACCCAGGCTGGGGTGCTGCACATCTTGCCGTCAGTGCCCAGGGTGGCAGGCAAGCCGGTGATGGCCAGTGTGGTCCAGGTGTTGGTGGCGAAGTCGTATTTGCGGAAGCTGCCGGCGGCCAGCGTGCCCGCGCCGACCACGTAGAACACGGGCGCTTTGATGCGGTACTGGCTGGTGGCATCGAAGGCCACGGCCTCGGGGGCGCCCTCGAAGGTGAAGGTGGCGTTGGCGCCGATCGTGTTGCTGGCGATGGTCTTGAGACGGCCCGCGTTGGTGCCGCCCACGAAGTAGACGCTGTAGCCGCGCAGGTCTCGCGCCAGGGTCTGGTTGGTGGTGATGCCGGTGGTGGTGCCGGCCGTGGCCGTGAGGCTGGATGCACCCACCGTGGTGCCGGTGCTGAAGCTGCCGGCCACGCCGCTGGCGCCCGCGCCGAAGGTACCGGCCAGCGCGGGGGATGGCACTCGAATGAAGCCGTCTTCGCGCGGGTCGTACAAGAAAGCGTCGACGTTGCTCTGCACCAAGAGCTGCTGCTGCCGATAGTGCCGGCTGCTGACGATGAACTGCGCTGCAGCCGTGGCACTGGGCAGTGGATTGCAGAACTCCCACCGCTTCAGGTCGAGGATTTTGCGGTTTCCGTTGGTCGTCGGCATGTCAGCTCACCGTGATGTTGCGGCGCAGGCTGTCTGCACCAAGTCGCATCAGCGACGGGATTTGCTCGGTGGCCGACAAGCCGCCGATCTGGGTTTGGTTGGTGAGGGTCACCACTTGTGTGACAGTCGCCAGCGTCTGCGCGGCAGCGATAGACGCCGTGAGGGCGCCCAGCTCGACGTTCACGCGCAAACGCCCTGCGGTGTCGGGCATCGCTTGGCCCATCGTGCGTGTGAGCGCCTGGATGGCCATGCGCATGGCCTCCAGCGCCTCGATGGCTTCGCCGTAGAGCGCAGTGGGCAGGGGTGCTTGTTCAGTGGCGGGCGTGGGCTCGCCGTCCTGCAGATGCTCGATCAGCGCCTTCTGGTGGTGGGCGCCGCCAGCATCCAGGTCGGTGGCGACGTTCGCGCCTGAGCCGGGGGTGTAGCCAAGTTGTGAAGCGGACATGGTTCAGATCTTCAGGCGTGCGAGATGGTGGCGGCGGTGATAGTGACCGCCTGGTTGATCGACAGCGTGGTGGCGTTGACGATCAGGTCTGCGGCGCTGGTGCCTACGGTGAGGCCGGTGATGATGTCCACATCCGCACTGGTGGTGACCGTGGCTTTGGCGGCGTCTCCGGCCGCGGATGCCGTGGTGTTCAGGACGCCGGGCGCGGCGCCGTTGGCGTCCGCAAACGTGAGCACCGTGCCAGAGACGGTGCCGGCCACGCTGGCCAGGGGGAAGGTGGCCAGCAGGACATCGGCGGCGGTGAACAGCTTGAGCTTGCCGTTGGGGCCGATGTCATCCACCACCGCCTGCATGCGGGCGGTCTTGGTGGCGATGCGGTAGATGACGGCCATGGTGGTGGGGGGCAGGTGCTGATGCGGGGCTCAAGCGCCCGGCTGCTGGCCGCGCAGGGCGTGCATGCGGGCTTGGTGCTCGCGCTCTTCGCGGGCGTCTGCGCGGCGGCGGAAAAACAGGTTGACGAGGAAGCCGGCCACGCCGAGGACGATGCCGGCCACCACGGCGCCTTCACTGCTGACGAGCCAGCCACCGAGCGTGAGGGTCGCGGACTCAGCCGGCTCGCTGCTGATGATCGCGCCAATGCCACCGCCGAGCGTGACGGTGGCGCCGGTGTAGGTGGTCTTGCTGGCCAGGCTTGCAATGGTGGCGTCCAGGGTCTGCTGGGCGACGTGGTGCTTCAAGTCCATGGGCGGCCTCAGCGCTCGTAGGTGGTGACGGTGCGGGTGATTTCGTCGTTCGCGTCACGCTCGACGGTTTGCACGCTGCGCTTGGGGTGGTTGTCCACCACGGTGATGGGGGCGGGTTCGACGTTGACGGTGACTTGCGGGGCCTCGGCGCGCACGGCGGGCATGATGGCTTCCACCGTGACTTGCGGGGCGGGGATGACGACGGGCATGGCCTGGATGTCCTCTCGAATCTTGCTGAGGGTGGCGCGGTGCAGGCCGGCCACCTCTTGCGCCATCTGCGCCACCTGCGCGGTGTCAATGCCGAGATGCACGTTGACGGGCGCGGCGGCCGGGGCGGGCGCGGCCTGGGCGCGGGCCTGGGCTTGCACGGCGTCACGCAGGCGGGCGATGTCTTGCTGCGTGAGGCGGGCGCTGGCCTCAGCGGCGCGGGTGGCGGCTTGGGTGGCGGTGTCGGTGATCTGGGCAGCGTCAGGGCTGGCGCCGCCGGCTTCGCTGTTGCGGCCGTCACTGGTGAACACCAGGTCACGCGCGGCGGTTTCGGCGCGGAAGGTGGTGATCTGCTCGAGCACATCCCGCGGGTTGACGCCACGCTTGCGCATGACTTCCACCTCGCTGGCGAAGCCTGCGCGCACCAGGGCGAGGTAGGCGGCGGCTTCCTTGGCGGGGTCAATCCAGGGCATGGATTGGGCCAGGAACAGGGCGTCGTCCTCGGTGCCGGGCTGCACGTCACGCGGCACGGGCACGGCGCGGCTGAGGGTGGCCGCAGCCACGAAGCTGGCCCACACGGGCTGGATGAACTGGCCGACAAACTCGTCCGTGAGGGTGGCGTAGTTCACCCACTGTTCCACCAGCTCCTGGCGCTGGGCGCTGTAGGTGCCGCCGTAATCACGCGCGATGCTGCTGTAGCTGGCACCCACGCCAGCGGCCACGGCGCGAAGCTGGCCCTGGCGGAACGTCACCACGTTGGGGTTGGGCCGGTTGCTGTCGATCAGGCCGATTTCTTCGCCCACGGTGAGGCTGTCAATGACCATGCCGGGCGCCATGCTGATGCTGCGCGCCACGGGGTTGCCGGCGCTGTCCGTCACCGGGCCTTGGTAGCCGTCTGGGCTGGTTTTCTTGACGTAGGCGGTGAGCGCGGCGGCGATCTTGGCGGCGATGCGCTCGCTTTCCTCATAGTCCTTGATGTCTTCAAGGCGGGTGATGATGCTGGCGAACTCACTGATGCCGCGCATCTGGCCAATGCGGTCCAGCAGGGCGATGTGGTGCACGCGCTCTGCGCTCACGCGCTTCAGGTCTGCGGTGCTGAAGCTCAGGCCGGGGCCGATGCCATCGGCCGGGTGGTGCTTGTGCACGAAGTAGGCGATGGGCCGGCCCCAGGCGTTGCGCTCGATGCCTTGGTCAATGCGGGGCGTCACCTCGTAGTCGAAGGGCACGAGGTCGGCCTCGAACATCTCCAGCGCCAGGGGCACGGCGGTGGGGTAGGCGTAGCCGGCCACGCCCAGCACTTCCTGGGCGAAGGATTCACCGTCGCGCAGCCAGGTCATGCACATGAGGCGCTGCACCTTGCTCCAGTGGTGGCGGCCGGTGACTTCGGGGCGCAAGATCCACTCACGCCAGGCGGCGCGCAGGGCGGCGGCGTATTCGTCGTGGATGGTGCCGTCTGCACGGCGGGGCTGGGGCTCGATGCTGATGCCGTTGGCGCCCACCACGTTGTTCACCATGGTGCGCAGGATGCCGCGTGAGACATCATGATTGCGCTGCAGTTGCCGGGCCTGGGCGCGCAGGGCGCGGGCGCTGAGGTCTACCAGTTGGTTGGGGCTGCGCTGGTCGGTGTAGAACTTGCGGGTGCGGCTGGGGCTGGCGGCCTCATAGGGCGGCGCGGCCAGGGCCAGGGCGCGGCGCGCACCCACCCGGCGCAGGCCGGCGCTGGGGTCAAACCAGCCCACCAGGCGGTCAATGAGGTTGGGGGCGGTGTTGTCTTCGGCCATGGTGTGTGTGCGCTGGGCGGCGGGCCTTATCGGTCTCGGGCCACGCTGAAATCGGCCACGCTGTAGCTCAGGCCGCCGAAGGTGGGGGCGTAGCCGGCACTGGCCTGCAGGGCGGCCACGCGCTTTTCCCATTCGGCGCGGCCGGCGCGCACCATGTCCAGGTCTTCGTGGCGGAGGAAGCGGTCAACACCGGTGCCGCCAATGCGAACTTCCTTGCCCGCCAGAATGGCCTGCTCTGCCGCCAGATAGGCAGAGACCATGCTTTGGGCTTCGGCGAGTGTGGTCATGCGCGGGTGCGGTGGTGGTGGGGCCTGCGGTGTCTGGCAGTAAGCCCGGCCAGCCTACCCGGGGGGCAGTCTCATTCCTACCCAAGGAATGAGACTTTGCGGGGGTTAGCGGTCATTCAGCACCCGGTACAGCGTGGCCTTGCTGATGCCAAAGCGCAGCATCACTTCGCTGGCGTTGTTGCCGCGCCAGGCTTGGCGGATGCGGGTGTTGCGCTCGGCGATGTCTTCGGCGGGGACGTAGATTTCACGGCCGCCCCAGCGGTTGCGCAGGCCGCGGCACAGGGCATCGCTTACCAGGTCTGCGAAGGGTTCGTTCATGCCGATTTCGGCCTGCAGCACGTCACGGATGTCCACCTTCAGCAGCGCGGCGCTGTTCTGGCGGGCGCCGGCCGGGGTTTGGCCGGGGTGGTCACGCGCCAGCAGCTCGGCCTGGGGGCTTTCGGCTTCGGCGGTGGGTTCGAGGGTTGAGGCGGTGGTGCTCACAGGCGGGAACTCCATTCAGGGCTGGCAAAGGGGCTGACGAAGGGCGCGGGCGGAGGCGCGGGCGGAGGTGGCGGGGGGCGGCGGCGCTGGGCCATGGGCGGCGCGGGCTGGGCGGGCTGGGCCGGGGCCTGGGCCTGGGCCTGGGCGGCGGCATCAGCGGGGGCGGCGGGCCGGGTTTCGATCTGGCCCGGGGCCAGGGGGGCGGCCGGGGTGGGCGGCACAGCGGGCTCAAGCGGCGCGGGCGGCAGGGCGAAGAGGTCAGGCAGGAGGTCGTTCTCCAGCTTGGCCCACTGCGCATCACTGAGCTTGTGGTGGTCGAGCATCTGGCTGGCGAACAGGGCGTAGACGGAGGTGTCCAGCGGCTCATTGCGCGCGGCGGTTTTCACCCAGCGAACCTTCTCACCGCTGCTGGTGCGCACGGTGCGGCGCACTTCGGCGGTGAAGCCTTTGAACCACTCCAGCGGCAGGGCCTTGCTGAAGTGGATGTAGCCGGGGCCGGGGTTCTGCACGCGCAGGCGCTCGAACAGGTTGTCTTTGGCGGTGTCTGTGCCCACCAGCCACAGGCGCACGCCGCCCTTGACGATGCGGCCCCGGTAGTTCACGTCCTGGCTGCTGCTGCGGCCCTTGATGGGCATGCCTTCTTTGCTGTCGCCCTTGATGGCGAAATACTTGTGGCCGTGGTGCAGGCGGCAGAAGTTGTAGGCCTGGTGGGTGAAGTGGCCGCCGGTGTCGATGGCGCTGGCGGCGATCTTCATCGGGGCGCCGTGCCAGTGGGTGAGCGGGGCTTGCAGGTAGGGGTGCAGGCGCTCTTCCCACTCGCGCTCATCGGCGGGGTTGCCTTCGATGACCTGGTAGTCCACGGGCCACATTTCGCTGCCGCGGCCGATGGCCCAGACGGTGACCTCCCAGCGCTTGTCTTGCACGTCCACCCCGGCCACCAGTTGCAGGCCGCCCACGGGCACGCGGCGCAGGGGGTAGTCTTCGGCGCGCTTCTGCAGCTCGTGCGCTTCGGCTTTCTCGACTTCTTCTTCCCAGGTCTCGCCCAGGGTCTCGTTGACGAAGCCTTCGAGCGGGGCTTTGTCGCCGGCTTCCTTGGCCTTGATGCACTGCAGGAACTGGCGGACGATGGCGGCCCAGGTGGCTTGCGGGCTGTAGGCCGTCCACACGTGGAAGGCCACATGGCGCGGGGGCTTGAGCAGGGGCGTGCCGGTGCCATCGGTCCAGCGGTAGGGCTTGCCGTGGGCGCGGTAGTTGCCGCATTCGCTCACCCATACGCCTTCATGCCACAGGCGCAGGTAGTCGGCCTGGGTGATGCTGCCCAGGCAGTGCGGGCAGTGGTGGCGCACGGTGCCTTCGGGGTCATGCGCGTCCCACTTGAAGCCGTGGCGCACGTCTTTGCCGCCCCAGGACAGCGGGTGTTCCACTTGGCAGTGCGGGCAGGTGATGTGGTAGCGCAGGCGGGCATCGGCGGCGGCTTCGCGCTTTTCGATGTGGCTCAGGCCCTTGATGCGGGGCGTGGTGCCGCAGATGATCTTGGGGTAGGTGGCGCCCTCCAGGCGCTTCCAGGCCAGGGTGAAGGGGTCTGCGCTCTTCTCGATCTTCTGGTCGAAGCCGTCGAACTCATCGAGCTTGGCGCTTTGCAGCGTCATGCGGCGGAAGTTGCCGGCGCTGGTGCCGCCCTTGAGGTACAGGATGGACCCCAGGAACTTCTTCATGTTGAGCGTGTTCTGCTTGCTCTTGGCCATGAAGCGGGGGAACACGCTCTGCATGACCTTCACGTCACGCAGCATGGGCTCCAGCTCGGCCTTGCAGAACTCGTCACTGTCACCATCGGTGGGCTGCCACAGCGCCTGGTTGCGGCGCTTGTGCTGGGCGTCGTAGCCGAGGCTGGCCAGGAGCATCTTGGTGTAGCCCACCCGCGCGCTCTTGCGGATGTCCACCTCTTCGATGTCGTCATCGCCCATGGCGCCCAACATGGCGCGCTGGAAGGGGTAGCTGGCCCAGCGCTTCTCGCCCTGGCTGGATTCGGCCGACAGGTAGAAGTGGCGCTCGGCCCATTCGTCCAGGGTCAGCGGCTCAGGCGTTTTCATCGCCTCCAGGCCCTTGGCCACGGCGGCGCGGATGCTGCGGCGCAGATCTGCGCGCTGGTGCAGCCACACCTGGCGGGCGATGTCGGGCGGGAGGTCTCGGGCGCTCATGCTGCGGGCTGCGGGCTGCGGCTCAGTCGTCTTCGTCGCCGAAGGCTTCGGCTTCTGCGGTGGCATCGGCGGCGGCATCGGCTGCACCAGGCGCGGCGTCGGGGCCTTCGGCGTCGTCTTCTACGTCAAGCATGGCCAGGGATGCCTGCACGGCCACGTCGCACGCGCGGGAGATTTCCAGCTGGATGAGCTTCAGGTCTTCAGCCGTGAGGGCCGGGCACTGGCGGTGCAGGTTGACGTGCAGCGGCTCGAGCACGCCCACGATGCTGCGGCCCACGGTGGCCAGCACCTGCTCCAGCAGGGCCACGGGGGCGTACTGGCGGCGCTCGAGCGCGAGCTTGATTTCGGCGCGCTCACGGCTGACGCGGGCCAGCTCGCTGCGCTGGTAGGCCAACTCACCATCGGCCCCCCGGCCCGCGGCTTGCTCGCGCAGGTGCGCGCAGTAGGCCAGAAGCCATTGGCCAGCGGTGTCACCGGGCTGGATGACTTCGCGCGACACCAGGTCGCTCACGGCCTGCTGGCTGATGCCCACCAGCTCACCGAAAGCGGCCTGGGTGCAGGGGGTTTCGAGGGTCATGGGGTGGCTTGTTGCAGGCGCGCGAGGCGCTCGGCAACGGCGCGGTCAATCTCGCCGGGCAGCGTCTGGTTGGTGATGCGCTGCGCCTGGTTGTAGAAGTCGAAGCGCGGCTTGTAGAGGGCGCGCTTCACAAAGATCAACACCGGCTCAATGCGCGAGCCCAGGGCGAAGTTCGTGCGGCGGTAGATGCCGGGCTGCGCCAGGTGCGTGCCCTTCATGCCCGCACGCGCGCCGGCCTGGCGCACGAAGCTGCGGCGCTCACCTGGGCGCACCACGAAGTATTCAAAGCCGGCCTTCTTGCGCGTGCCCTTCAGGCGCTTGGCGCGGCCCAGCGGGCCCATGTTCTGGCGGCTGCCGGCTACCAGTTCGGCGGCGTCAAAGAAGCTGAGGATCTGCCGCAGCTCGCCCACGCTCTGGTTGCCGTACTGGTCGATCTTGGCGCGCTCGCCGGGCACCGTCACCCAGCCGGGAGGCAGGATGCCCACCGTTTGCAGCGATCGCTCAAAGCGCTTCTGCGCTCGCTGGCCGCCATCCACCTGGAACTGCAGGTACTTTCCGGCGGGGGTGGCGCCAGGCCCCAGGTCGCGGAAGCCCAGCAGCGCGCCGCGTTGATCTGTGATGGCGGCCACGTTGAAGCCGACAGCGGCCGTCAGCGTCTTGGCCCTGGACGGAACGTACCGAAGTTGTCTGACGGTGTAGGGCGTGGGCCGGTCGAACACGCGGGGCATGTCGGCCTGGATGGTGTCGCGCACCGTCTTTGCCGTGGCGGTCAGCGCGTCAGACACAGCGATGGCGAATTCCCGGTCTGAGAACTGCTGCAGCCGCGCCCTGATCTGGGCCACGTTGCTCTGAATCGTCAGCTTGAAGGTCATCGGCATGCTCCATCGAGGCCGCGCATACCTTGCGCATCCTCAACCCGAGCTTGCCCTGAGAGCCAATTTGTGGAAAATACCCGCCCCCTCGACGGCACAACCCCCCAAGAACGGCCCGCAATCTACCGAAAACGGGCGG